CAAACTCCACATCAATGTGGATATAACTGTCGGCTTTTTTGTGGGACAAAAGAACTACCGTCTCCACATGCACACTTTGTTAAGTGTTCTGTTTTTAAATCCTTGTACAGCTTTGTACATTCTCAAATAGCCTATAAAATCAAGTATTTTTTAATAGTTCAGACTTTACCGCCTTGTGCGTTCTTGTGTTGTATGTCTGCAATGGTGGCAAGTCGGTGGCAATGCCACCACTGAACCATCTGTTATACTAATTCGTTGACCCTTTTCTGTACAGCTGTAGGACTGTAACCTGCTGCTTTCAGGCGGTCAATTCGTTCTTGACCATTACCCCACTTACCAAGAATAACTTCTTTTGCGATAGCGGTCAAGTCTGTTGCAGCATTTCCTTTTAAGATCGCATTAACTGCATTCTGTACTTCCTGATAGTTGTAACCTGCTGCTTCAAGTTTTTTCTGACGGTCAGGGTTATTTCCCCACTGACCATTGATAACTTCTTTTGCAACGTCCTGTACAGATTTTGAAGGTGTCGGTGTACTTCCATTTACAAGTGCATTTACAGCGTCCTGAACTTCCTGATAATCATACCCGGCTTTTTCCAGTGCTTCCTTTCTTTCCGGGTTGTTACCCCATTCACCTGCATATACTTCTTTAGCTACTTCCTGAACTGATTTCTTACCGGAAGGCTGTGGTGTAGTAGAACCACCTGCTACATAATGCGGTGTGATGAATCCTCTGATACATTTACCATTCACAGCAATATCACGATAACCAACAGTGTTTGACTTGTTACCTTCAATGACTCTGATCGTAGAACCGTCACATGATACTACGATACCAACATGATCACTCCAACCTGTACAATCTCCAACACCGTTATCATCCCAGTCATACAGGATAACGTCACCAACGTCAGGTACATAAGCATCATTTTCAACCCAAATACCTGCACTGATAGCAAGGTTGATCATGTTTTCACAAGAGCATTCAACACAAGGGAAAATGTTGGAAAGACCGGATGCAATAAAAGCTGCTGATACAGACGTTGCACACCAAGCATCATTGACCGTCATTTTATATCTTGTACAAAGTCCTGAATCGTTA